CTGAGTTTGATAGTTTGGCTCAGAAATACAATGGTAAGTTGTATAACTTTGATGAAATTGAGACTATTTCTGCTGGTGATAGAGATGCAGAAGGTGAAGGTGTGGAAGGAATGTCAGCCTCTAAGATGAGACAGGCTGCATCAGAGGATGATTTTGAGGCATTCAGACAGGGTATTCCATCATCGTTGGATGATAAAACTGCAAAACAGTTGATGAATACTGTTCGTAAGAGAATGAAAGTTACTACAGAGTCTTGGAGTCTGTGGGAGATTGCACCTAAGTTTGATTGGAGAAACCTTCGTGAGAACTATGTAACTGGTAAGATCTTTAACATCAGTTCATTGGTTGAGAACCTAAACACTGGTTTGGTTGGTAAAGTTATCCGTAGAGGAACTAACTATCTGATCTGTGTAACAGAAGATAACATCATGTTCAAGTCCTGGGTGAGAGATCTCAAGGAATATACTGAAGTTAAGATGGATAGTGAGATGAGAGATAAGACTCATCCAAATACTTTAGTTGGAACTTCTGGTAACTTCAAGAGAGTTGCAAAACTCACACCTGGGTTTGAAAAGGGTGATCCTACTAACCTTCAGGATGGTGGTAAACCATATAAGGGTTATGATATCAGAAACTTCATAAATAAGAATAAGAAAAAGTAGTCAGAGAAATGATTAATCCTCTTAATGAACTATCTTCTGTTTACATGCAGAACATTGCTGAAGATTGCAGCAAGTGTTCTTGTGGTGGAAAAGGGTGTTCTAAGTGTGATGAGAAGAAGAAAGTAAAAGTTAAGGGTGAACTTCCTGGCACTAAGAGACCTGATGGTGGTGATGGTGCAGCACCCAATGATGGTAAGAACCTCCTTGCTACTGGTAATGTTCCTATGGGTGGTAGTGGTGCTAAGAGGCGTGTGTCGAAGTACGCTGTTGAACCTTTGGCCACAGAAGGTCATTGTGTTGTTGATGGTGTTGAGTGTTCCCCAACTGAGAAGAAGAAAGATTCCAAGAGGATGAAGAAGGAATCCAAAATCTACTCTAACTGGAGAGAGAACTGGGAATACTTGGATGAATATGCATCTGGTATTACTGGATATGGTAGTGGTGATAGTGAAAATAATCTTGAGAACCCTAAGGCTAAGACTGATAATAAGTCTAACCAGAGAATCACTGAGAAGAGTGTAAAGAATAAGATTAAAATTAATCCTCCTCAGGGTATGGCTGAAGCCTTCAACCAGATTGGTGGTCAGTTGGTTGAGATGTATGAGATTGAACTTGACGAGAATTCATTTGAACAAGATAGAAGACTTCGAAACCAAAAATTGGTGTCGGCCAAGAATCAAGATAATCTCAATCGTCAGAGAGAACAACGTAATCAACAGGCTAAATTAGCAGCTGCAAGAGGTTCTCAGAATAATAATTCTACTTCTCCTATGGCTGAGGAAAATGAAGAGGAGAAGAAGAAAAGAGAACTGATGGCCAGAACCAAAGAACATGATGATAAGATGGCTGGTAAGATTGCAGAAGCAGACATGACTGGAGCACCTTCAATCAAAGATGCAAAACCTGCCAAGAAGACTAATGTGAAGTATGATCCTCACATGAAAGTTATGGCTCCTACTATCAAGAAAGAAAGTAGAGCACTATCTGGTGTTCTTTCTACTATCAGAGCCAAGAATGGTATGGGAACTATAACAGCCAAGGGAGCTGATAAACTACAGGCTAAGAAAGAAAAGTCTATGGGTGAAGAGATGAGTATCAAGGATCAGATGAGAATCTCCCGTGAGGCAGCCAAGAATCGTAACCCTAATCCTGACCACAGAAAGATTAATGCTATGAAGGCATCCAATCAGAAGAAGGATAATAGAACTGACTCACAGAAGATGACTGATGCTACTGGACCCAGACCTGGATCTAACTACAGAGGAGACTGATGCAAGTTGGAACTGGAGGATTTACTAATGATTCTCCTGCACAGGGACCAGTTGCTGGTATAGACACAAAGTTGTTCAAGGGTGAAGATGATATTTTAGATCAAGACTATCAAACCCCTGGACAATCTGGTGATGCCAAGTGGAGGTTTTCCAATGTCTATCCCGTACAGAGAGTAGGGTTACAAGATGTTGATGCAATGGTTGATGCATCGAATGAGTATACTAAGATAGTGGATGAGTCGGCCTATCAACGAATCCGTCAGGTATTTAATCAAGTGAGGTTAGAACAAAAGATGAGAGAGAACTACGATGCTAAACGTGAGAAAAGACTTGATGATCAGGAGAAGAAATATAAGGAACGAGATGAAAGAATGAAGTATGGTAAAAAAGGTTTCGACCAATACCAAAAAGATTCATTGAGACCTGGTGAAGTCAAAAGGTATGATAAGTTGAGGAAGAAGTGGGTCTCAAATAAGGATTGATTTATATATAGTTTAGTTATGAACTATCACTATGCTATCCTTTTTACTACCACTAGCATCCAAAATTATCTCTGATGCAGTTGCCAAGATTCCTGAGAATGAAGAACTCGGTGAGAAAATGGTTGAGATCTGTCTTGTTATTCTTGCTAAGGCAGTTAAGCTGACCAAGACTGACATGGATGACCAACTACTCGAAGTTGTTACGAAGGCAATTAAAAACAGAGAAGAATGATAATATGAACCCCAATAGGGGTTCTATTTTTTTATAAATATTTACTAACATAACAAAGTTTATTAAGGCAAAAACATGGCACTTTGGGGAAATAACGACGCAGTGGGCTCTGTTGGAGCCGTTGCATTGAACTATGATACTGGAGTAGTTACAGGAAATGGTACTACCTTTGGTCAGACTGGTGCAGCTCAAGCAGGTGATGTTATCCGTTTTGGTACGAAAGCAACTACTTACTTCGGTGATGCAGTAATCGTTTCGATCGCAGGTACTCAATCACTTACCATTGGTTCTACCGCAGCTCTGAGTGGAGCAGCAATCGCTAATGTTCAGTATGGTATTAGTCAACTTCCAAAATATACTATTGGTGACTCTACCTATTCTAAGAAAGGAACACCATCAGGTGACTCGTTTGTATATGGTGTAAGTGGTGCAGAGAATGTATCACCTAAGTATACTGTCACTCATGAGGGTTGGGTTGGTGTTACTACATACTATGACGCTTCTGGAGAACTCAGAGTTAAGAAAGAGACTCTAGTTGCAATGTCTGGTATTACTACTGGAACCACTGACTATCCTACAGAATAATTAGATGAGATTTAATGAATTGAACGCAGATAACTTTCTGCTATTCGCGATTAAACATTATGAGAATCCTCAGGCAGTCAGTATTGATGACTTCGAGAAAGACCTAAACATCTTTCGATACATCAAACGACTCTTGAGGAGATATAAGAATGGTTCCGGTCTAAAGGTTCATCTTCTTATAAATCATTTCATCATTCTCTATAATATTTTTGGAGATGCTGCAACTCCTATGCTTTTCTTTAAGCTAGATGAGGACTTGTGGCCATCTCTCAAGGCTTTTGTTTTGATTCTGAATAGGTTACCGGATTATCCAAGAACAGCTATACATGATCTTGAGATTGATGAATATTGTTTAAACGAACTCCGAGGTATTACTGATGGAAAGGGAGAAGATTGATAGGGTTATTGATGCATTTCGTACTGCAATGTATAATGAGTTCAGTGTCAATGAGGAAGGCATGGTGGCAAATCCTCCTGGGGGATCTGGCGGATTTAGTGGCTCCTCCGCTGCTGCTGGTCCTACTGCTGGTTACGACTCCACTATGAAACTTGATGGTCGTAATAAGTATGTGAAGAAAGCTATTAGTGATCTGATGAGTAGAAAAGATAAGAGAGAAAAAAGAAAAGGTAAAAAGAAAGCTCTAGAGTTCAACCCCTACTTTAAACCGCAAGATGGACGATCAAGTTAAGATTGCAGTGTTGCAACAAAAGGTTGATGACCTTAAACCAATAATCTATAAACTGGATCAAACAATTGAAAAGCTAAGTGAGGTAAATACAACAGTTAGCAGAATGCTTGCTGTCCATGAAGAAAGATTATCAAAGTCAGAAGAAATTGACTCCGTATTATTTGCTAAGATTGACGAACTCCGTGATAAAATGGACTCAGATCATAACAGTGTGCTGTCAAGATTACAGAATCTAGAGAAGAAAGTCTGGATGGGCATTGGTATAGTTGCCGTTGTCTCATTCCTAGGACAAACCACATGGTTCGACTTGACTACTCCTCCACAACAGAGTAAGATAGTTAGTAGTTACGATAAGTGATATGGATTTCATTGATGTCAAATACATCAATCTGATCTCCTCCAGACTTCAAAAGTTCAAAAGGGTAAAACCAAAGCTTTATAACTTCAGGTGTCCTATCTGTGGTGATTCACAGAAAAATAAGAACAAAGCTAGAGGTTTTCTATACCAGGTAAAGAACAATACTAATTTCAAATGCCATAACTGTGGTATCAGTGTTTCGTTTGCCAACTTTCTGAAGGATCTGGATCCTCAAACGTACAAACAATATACCTTTGAGAAGTTCAAAGAAGGTAATACCGGTAAGAACTTTGTAACAGAGACACCTGAGGATGTATTTGGTAAGATGAGAAATACTAAACCAACATTCAAGAAGAAGATTGTTATTGATCTTCCTTCTGCGTTTAGTGTTTCGTCATCCAAACACTATTTGGAATCAAGAGCCATCTTGAGTGGTAACTTCTATTACGCAGAGAACTTTCAAGAGTTTGTTAATAGTATTAAACCAGGTTCTTTCTCACATCCAAAGTATGGTGAGGCTAGAATTGTAATTCCTCTTGTTAGGAATGAAAAACTTATAGGGTTGCAGGGTAGAGCCCTATCTACAAACCCTGTTAAATACTTAACCGTTATGTTGGATGAGGATGCCCCAAAGATCTATGGAACTGATGAGATTGATAAATCCCTTCCAGTCTATATCACAGAAGGACCATTCGACTCCACGTTCATTCGCAACTCGGTTGCTATGTGCGGAGCTGATGTTGATGTTGTCAGTTGTGGGATTAGTAATCCCGTTTGGATATACGATAACGAACCTCGTAATGTCCAGATCACTCGAAGAATCGAACAGACAATTGATCAAGGAGGTACAGTCGTTATCTGGCCCTCCAATATTCGGGAAAAGGACATAAATGATATGGTCTTAAGTGGACATAGGGTTCAAGAGATCATAGACAAAAACACCTACAAAGGATTAGAAGCAAAACTAAAATTTACTAGTTGGAAAAAAGTATGAGTAACGGTACAAAAGTTCAGAAGAGAGATGGTCGTGTCGAATCACTTGACCTGGATAAGATGCATCTCATGGTTGAGGAGGCGTGTGATGGTCTATCAAATGTGTCTGCTAGTCAGGTAGAGATGACATCTGGTATTCAGTTCTATGATGGTATTACTACTGCTGAGATCCAAGAGATCCTTATTAAAAGTGCCAGTGACCTGATTGATCTGGACCACCCTAACTATCAGTTTGTTGCTGCAAGACTTCTCCTGTTCTCTCTTAGGAAGCAACTGTACGGTGGCAGAAGAGAGATGCCTTCTTTGATTGATCACATCACCAAACTGGCATATGACGATCACTATGATAGAGATATCTTTACAAAGTATTCACAAGAAGAGATTGAGAAAGTAGAATCCTTCATCGATCACGATCGTGATTTTCTATTCACATACGCTGGTTTGAGGCAGGTTGTGGATAAATACCTAGTACAAGATAGGAGTGTTGGAAAGGTACACGAAACTCCTCAGTTCATGTATATGATGATTGCATTGACAATCTTCCGTGAGTATCCAAAAGAAACAAGACTCTCATACGTTAGAAGATACTACGATGCCATCTCAAAACACAGACTCAACATCCCAACGCCAATCATGGCGGGTGTCAGAACTCCCCTACGCCAGTTTGCGTCTTGTGTTCTGGTTGATGTTGATGACACCCTGGATAGCATTTTTAGTTCTGATATGGCCATTGGCCGTTATGTCGCACAAAGGGCTGGTATCGGTATCAACGCTGGGAGGATCCGTGGGATCAACAGTAAGATCAGGGGTGGAGAAGTACAGCACACTGGCGTTGTTCCTTTCCTTAAAAAGTTTGAATCAACTGTACGATGCTGTACGCAAAACGGAATCAGAGGAGGATCAGCAACAGTACACTTCCCCATCTGGCACCAAGAAATCCAAGACATCATCGTTCTAAAGAACAACAAAGGCACAGAAGACAACAGGGTACGGAAACTTGACTACTCAATCCAAATTTCAAAGATTTTCTACGAACGTTTCATCCAGAATGGAGAGATTAGCTTGTTCTCACCGCACGACGTACCGGGTCTGTATGATGCCTTTGGTACTGACGGGTTCGATGATCTATATGTTAGTTTTGAACGAGATGAGTCTGTTCCAAGAAAGACTATCAAGGCACAAGAACTGATCCTCGATATCCTCAAAGAAAGAGCAGAGACAGGTCGTCTGTATCTGATGAACATCGATCACTGTAACTCTCACTCTTCCTTCAAAGATAAGGTTGAGATGAGTAATCTGTGTCAGGAAATCACTCTTCCTACATATCCTTTATCACATATTGATGATCAGGTTGGTGAGATTGCACTTTGTATTCTCTCAGCAGTTAATGTTGGTAAGATTAGATCGGATGAGGAACTAGAAGACCTCTGTGACCTTGCTGTAAGGGGTCTGGACGAGTTGATTGACTATCAGGACTATCCTATCATCGCAGCAGAACTTGCAACCAAGGCAAGGAGGTCTCTGGGTATTGGGTACATCGGTCTGGCTCACTACCTGGCTAAACTTGGTTTCTCTTATGACTCACAAGATGCATGGGACGCAGTACATCAACTCTCTGAGTCCTTCCAATATTACCTCCTGAGGTCTTCTAATCAACTGGCTAAGGAGAAAGGTCACTGTGAGTACTTCGGACGTACCAAGTACTCCAGTGGAACACTTCCTATCGACACATATAAGAAGGATGTAGATGAACTAGTTACAACGGAGTTACAACATGATTGGGATATGCTTAGGAATGATATCCTCGAACACGGTCTTAGGAACTCAACACTGTCCGCACAAATGCCATCGGAAAGCAGTTCCGTTGTGTCAAACGCAACCAATGGAATCGAACCTCCTCGTGGATACTTGTCCATTAAGAAGTCCAAGAAAGGGCCTCTTAAACAGATTGTTCCCCAGTACGCATCCTTAAAGAATAATTACACTCTTCTTTGGGATATGAAAGATAACGGTGGATACATTAGAATAGTAGCTGTAATGCAGAAGTTCTTCGACCAGGCAATTTCTGGTAACTGGAGTTATAATCCAGAGAACTATCCTGACAATGAGGTTCCTGTTTCTCAGATGGCAAATGATTTTCTCACAACTTATAAATACGGGTGGAAGACATCGTACTATCAGAACACTCACGACTTAAAGTCTGATGAAGTAGATGAAGAACCGCAGTCAAAGTTAGATAATTTGTTAGAAGAACTATCACAAGCCGAGGAGGGAGAGTGTGAATCCTGTGCAGTCTGAGTACGATTTTAAAGTATCAAATAATATTATGAACAAGGTTGAAAAAGAAGTGAAAGGTATGACGGTGTTTAACACCGAGGTACATGACGCCAAGAAACAACCAATGTTCTTTGGTAAACCTCTGGGAGTCCAGAGGTATGATACCTACAAGTATCCAGTGTTTGAGAAACTCACTACACAACAGTTGGGATACTTCTGGAGACCAGAAGAAGTTTCACTACAGAAAGATAGAGGAGACTATCAGTCTCTTCGTCCAGAACAGAAACATATCTATACTTCTAACCTGAAGTATCAGATTATGTTGGATTCTATTCAGGGTCGTGGTCCTGGTATGGCATTCATTCCATACTGTTCCCTACCTGAACTAGAGGCATGTATGGAAGTGTGGGGATTTATGGAGATGATCCATAGTCGTTCATACACTTACATCATCAAGAACATCTATCCAAATCCTGCAGATATTCTGGATAAGATTGTTACAGATCAGAAGATCCTAGATCGTGCCAAGAGTGTTACACAGTCATACGATGACTTCATCAACACAGCACAGGTCTGGGGAACTGGAAACATGTGGAGAGATGATTTCAAAGGTTCACCAACAAGTGAATATGAGATCAAGGAAGTCAAACGTAAGCTCTATAGGGCAGTTGCGAATGTCAATATCCTGGAAGGTATTCGTTTTTATGTTTCTTTTGCTTGTAGTTTTGCCTTTGGTGAACTTAAGCTTATGGAAGGATCCGCAAAGATCATCTCCCTTATTGCAAGAGACGAGAACCAACACCTGGCAATCACTCAGAACATTCTGAACAAGTGGAAGCAAGGTGATGATCCCATGATGAAACAGATCGCCAAGGAAGAAGAGGAGTGGGTCTACGCAATGTTTGATAGAGCCGTGAACGAGGAGAAGGCTTGGGCTGACTACCTGTTCAAGGACGGTTCTATGATTGGTCTAAACGATACCCTATTGCAACAATATGTTGAGTGGATCGCCAATCGGAGGATGAAGGGTATAGGATTGAAGCCAATCTATGATGTACCTGCCAAGAACAACCCCCTACCCTGGACCCAACACTGGATCTCCTCGAAGGGACTACAAGTGGCACCCCAAGAAACTGAAGTTGAATCTTATGTCGTCGGTGGAATCAAACAAGATGTACAAAAAGACACTTTCTCAGACTTTAAACTCTGAGATAGAAGGGAAATCTCCCTACAATAAGTCTCTCTTGTCCTATAAGAGGTGGTCTGATAGTCTCAGATCACCTTTTCGTGGTATAGCACATAAGGTGTTGAAGAAGACTCTGGAGTGGTGGTATGAGGAACCCATCTATCTTCACTCTCTACCTCTTGAAGAACAGGTGAAGAACGTTAGAAGAGTATATGGTAAACCTCAATATCCTTCTACAGAAGATAGAGCCACAGAATATGTGTGGGAAGGTGATGGAGACTGGCATCGATAAATATCCCAGATGATATTATTATGTGTGTGACTACGAAAACCCATGGACCTATCTGGAGAGACCTTTTACTAGTGATGATGTTCGGGACTTTTATGGTTTTGTGTATCTCATTACCAATCTCTCAAACCAACGACTCTACATTGGGAGAAAAGTATTTTGGTTTCACAGAAAACCTCCTGAAAAGAAACGAAGAGAAAAGAAAGAGTCCGACTGGAAAAAGTACTATGGTTCATGTGATGAACTGAAGGAGGACGTGAAACTCCTTGGGACTCACATGTTCCGTAGAGAAATATTATCTCTTCACCTCACAAAGGGGAAGACAAACTTTGCCGAAACAGAAGCCCTGTTTAAGAACAATGTTCTTACAGAGTCTATGGATGATGGAATTCCTAAATATTACAATTCCAATATCATGAATAGATATTACAGGAAAGATTACTTTGCCACTTGATCGATACCAATGATACCGATACAATATAGGAAATATTTAAGGAGTATGAAAAGAATTTTAGGATTTGTTGCAGTACCTGTGTTTATGGCTTCTATGGTGAAAGCCATACCTGCTCAAGAACCAGTTGAGTTGGCAGAAGAAGTTACTGAGTCAGTTAGTGAAGAACCAATACCAAAAGCAAAGAGATGGGTATGTGAGGGTTGTACAGAGAATGAGAGAGAAGTTCTTGAGTTCTTACAGGACAGAGGTATTAAAGATAAAGTTGCTCTATCAGTTGTCATGGGTAACATCAAACAAGAGAGTAAGTTTCATACAAACATCTGTGAAGGTGGAGCCAGAGTTCCATATCACCACTGCCACAGAGGTGGGTTTGGACTTATTCAGTGGACGACACACGGAAGATATACTGGTTTAGGACACTTTGCAAACAGGTATGGTGGAGACCCTACAGAACTGAATACCCAGTTAAGATGGATGGTGAATGAGAGGGAGTGGACTAAAGTAGAACATGTATTCAAGACACCTGGTCTATCAGTTGACGGATACATGAATGCAGCGTATCGTTGGTTGGGTTGGGGAGTTCATGGTGATAGAACCTACTACTCCAACCAATATCTGAACCGTCTGGTTCAGGTTTGACACCTCACTCAAAAGGTGTATAATATAAGAGTTGAGAGGGAAACCACTCAACTGCGGTTACTCCCTTGGTGGTTCAGAGTAAGCGGCGATAGGAACCACCATAAGGGTTAGTAGCTCAGCTGGATAGAGCACGTCACTTCTAATGATGCGGTCGGGGGTTCGAATCCCTCCTAACCCGTTTCCAAAGTGTCACACGGTTCTCCCGTTACCTTTGGATCTACCCTATACTATTCATAGTTAAACAAACATTATGTCTCTCGATCTTGACTTGAATCAAGTTGTTCCCAGTGTTGTTCGAAGTGTTGCTGTAGCAATCGTAGCACTGCCCCTGGCACTATCTGTGAGTGGAACACTGAACGCAGGAAGTTCATTCCTCCGAGCACAATCTGATGTAGCTAGTTCTGAGAACACAGCTACTCTCGAACAAAACAATGTTAAGGGAGATCTTACTCGGGTGTGTCTCGACTACCTCCTTTCTAAAGGTGATAGTAAGGCAGAACGAGCAGCCAAAGATGAGATCGATACATACTTCGGTGGTGAGATGAACTACGCAGAAGTTTGTAAGTGGGTCTATCGTTGATAGATGAGTCCAACAGGGGTGGATGACTTTAAACTCACCCTCTCATCGCGGAATTAGTTCAGTGGTAGAACGTCAGGTTTCCAACCTGAATGTCATCGGTTCGAATCCGATATCCCGCTTTGGAGACTGATCCTCTCCATAGGGTATGGCTGAATAATAGGAGTGGTCAAGCACCCTATAAGGCTGAAGTAGAACAGGCTGTGGTGGCCGCCTCAAATACCGAGAGATCGGAGTTGAGAGAATCCTTAACCGGGAGTTCGAAAAGATCAGAGGATTACTATTGCTTTAGTGAGACCCCTCTGTTGAAGGTATAAAGTATTCCTTCTACCCACCCCAATGGCCTATAGCTCAGTTGGTAGAGCACGGAGCTGTTAACTCTGTTGTCCTAGGTTCGAGTCCTAGTGGGCCAGTTCGCTCGAATAACTCAGCGGTAGAGTGCCTCCTTTACACGGAGATTGTCGGGGGTTCGATCCCCTCTTCGAG